ATCAGTAACTTGCCTGTAGTTTGTTCCATCGTAAATAGCAGCAGGATTTATACCATCAGTAATATATACCTTTTTAACACCATTTAATTCAAAATTAACAAACCTAACTTTTTTAACCCCTGTCATTGTAGGGTTACTAGTTCTGTAAAGACCTGTTCCAGAGCCAACCTCAATATCACCTGTTGTAGCTCCACTAACAGCAATTTGAGTAATTGTGTTAAAGTACTTTGTACTGCTTACTGTAGTAGCATTTGGTCCAGTTACAGTTTCTGTTTGAGAAGTGCCTAGATAGTCTGTACCAGTTATAGTAAACTCTACACCCGACTCGTCTGCTGCTGCATAAAACGTAACAAGTCTTGGTTGTTGTGCTGCAGATGTAGTAAAATTTACTGTTCCAGTATCTGCAAGTGTTCCATCTATAGTTAGATTACCTGCACCACTAGGAGTTTGTGCTGTAGCAACACCATCTCTATCGTTAGCTACTACATCTGTTTTAATTGATACCCAAGCTTCAGTAGTATTATCCCAATAGTATAAATAGTTATTACCTGTGTTAGGCTCACGAGCAGCCAGAATACCATCGTTAATACCATCAGATACAGAAACACCGAGAACACTTTTACTACTGTTTCCTGGTACAGTACCATAATCATTAGTATACCCACTAATGCGTCTGTATCCACCTGTAATAGCAGGTTCATAATTCAGCAAAGATATAGCAGATCCAGGTGCAACTTCACCCTGAGACAGAACATCTCTGTTCAGATTTAAGCCACCCTGTGCAAATACTTTAAATGAGCCTAGATTGTCTGCCATTAGAGAACTCTACCCAACACTTGATTAGAAGAGTTAATTCTTTCTACTACTGTAGATCTAATGCGTAAAGGTTCATCAACAAGTATTCTTCTCATTGATTTAACACCTTCTTGAAATACACCTTGATGTACTGCAGCACTCTGTTCATTGGATCTAAAACGCATCATGTACATCATAGCACCATCAATGATTACATGTTTGAACCTGTCGGGTATTGCTGTTATATCATCGTATTCTGAAAGATCTGCTGGAAAAGACCAGTACACATATTCAATCTGATAAGAATCGTTGGGAATAGGAGTTACACCAAACTTCTCTTCATTTGTTTGATAGACAAGAGTAGGAGCAGAGATACCTGTCTGATCACCTGTGTCATCAAAGTGTCTGTACTTTTGAATGTATTCATCATACGTAATAGCAGGTAAAGACATGGGGGTATTATCAACAGATGTTAACTTCTTAATATAAAAAGTCTGCCAGTCTGCTCTAGAATAGTCTGCAGGAAAGTCGTATTGTCTTGTTCCTGCAGTTAATGTTTGAGTATAAGTAGTTTTTAAGAAAGGCCATTCCTGACCTGTCTGTAGGATATTTCTAATGGAATTGTTTACTGCCTGTTTAGCCAATGATTGCACATTACGCACATCATTAAAACCACTACCAGATGTAGAAAGAGTAACCTCGTTTAGTCTAGTGAGTAGTTCATTAACCAGTGTAACGTAGTTAGCCATTACAAAAATCCTTCAGATAGCCTAAAGGGGCCAGTTACCCAGCCCCTAAAGTTTAATCATTTATGCAAGATAGTCACGATCAACTTCGTCAGCTTCTTTAGAAGAGCCAACTGAGTCAACGTCCATCAAACATGCATAGACACGAACCTTACCAGCAGTGTCTGGTGTAGTTCCTAGAAGCAACATGTCGATTGTGTCGGATGTTGTAACTAGGATTGGAGTTGCAGTATTTGCAAGTGTACCATAATCACCTGCTGAAGCACCTGTAAGGGTCATCCCATCAACAAATGCATCAACATCACCGCCTGTAATACCTAGGTCAAAAGTTGCACCTGTACCACCTGATGGTGCTGTTGTAATTTCAGCACCTGCAAACATTACAACTGTGTTGGCACCAACAGTGATAGCTTCGATAACATCGTTAGCTGCCAATGCTGAACCTTTTGCAGTTGCTGCTGCTGCCAAGTCGATTTCGACTTCAACAAGGTAAGGTTTGTTACCAGGATTACCACGTCCACCTGCTGCTCGTGAAAGAGTTGTTACTGTAGCCATAAGTCAATCCTCCCTTACGCCAAGTTATACTTAGCAGTTACCAAGGCTTCTGGCCTTAGAATTTTTCTGCCGTATAGGTGCATACCACGAACGATGTCAGCAAAGCTGTCAGGATCACGATATGTTTCAGTCTTGTTGATCTGCTCTGCAGTAGCAACTGCTGAATCATGACCACCAACGATAACACCGAAGTTATCTGCTTGGTCAGAATTGTCTACAGTATCAGAACCTGTACCAATTTGTGGTAGGTTTGAAGACTGATAGATTCTGAAGCCATGCAAGTTGTTGACAACTAGACCGTTACGTAGTCCACCTGACTCACCGTAATCAGAATTTAGGAGGCGTGAATCTTCGTCACGAAGGATCTCCATAAATACTGGGTCAACGACAAGCCATCTACCTGATTTATCAACTTGTTGTTGATCAAGCAGACGAGCCATACGAGCTACGATCATGTTAGGTGATACGTAAGCTGTTGGTAGTGCTGTTGCACCTGGTAGACGTGCAGCAACAGGAATAGAGTCACCTGTTGAACCTGCTGTAGTCAAGTTACCGAAGTTAGGACGAGAAAGCTTCATTGAAGCAAGCAATTCGTCTGAACCTGCAGTTGAAACAGCTTTAGTACCGTTAACAGTTGTGTTAACAGTGTCTGCTGCTGAATGTAGTGCAGACTGTGTATAGCCTGATAGGTAACCAAGAACTTCTTGGTCATGCTGATCAGCCAAACGATATGCTGCACGATCAGTAGCCAATTGCATAAAATTGGCGTGACTGTGAGCTTCCTCGATATCGTCGATCTTGAAGGCAAAGTAGTTGCTCTTGTCTACGACTAGAGAAAAGTCTTCATCATCAAGGTCTTGTGCTGTGATCTGTGTGCCACGAGCATAGGACGACACCGAAATTTCAGGTTCTTTAATAATTCTGACCGTATCACCTTGGGCACTGATCTCCCCAAAATAATCAGAGTTAGTAATATCACCTACAACTGTGCTTTTTCTAAAAGCAAGCTGTACTTTTTTGGAATAAATGACGCTGGAGAAATTACCGTTTGGTAAATTTCCATAGCCACTTGCTGAAGTAAAAGCCATTTTGAAATCCTCCATGATATTTGGCTTATGAATAAAGCTAAACACCTTTAAAGAGGCTGTACGTTTTCTAGGGTGCAGATAGCACTCAGTTGGCCTACCAAGTGCTTACTGGGCCTATACTTGAACAGGTAGTTCTTTTATAGTTTAGACTTTTGGAAAAAGTATCTTGTAGAGGTAGTCCCTAAGGAGGCTCTACTTATAGATACACGTAGTTATATGTAACACTTTGAAAGTGTCAACCTTTTATCTGGCACCGCCAGACACATCGTAAACGAATTTACCAGACCTCATGGCCTCGTTAATTTCGTCTTGACGTTTCTCAAACTCCTTGTCTGACATCTTAGCTACATCAGATTCTTTGATTTGACCTGATGTACCTTTGGCATCAATAGAAGCACGAGATCCTTTTGTAACAGATGAAGCTGCAGCTTTTCTATTATCTCTTTTAGCTGCAGGTGTCATACCGTTGTCAACTTTGTAAAGATCAATCACACGAATAACAGAAGCAGGATCATCCATATTTTCATAGAGTGCATCCTTAACCCATTTAGGTTGTTCTTCTGCCCAGTTATGGAACTCATCTGATTGTCTTAATTCATCGAAGTCATCATGAGCTTTACGAATAACATTCTCTGCTTTCATTCGTAGTGCTTCATTATGAGCTTCATCTAATTCTTTTAGACGTGACTCAGCTTTGCTGAACATTTCTTTTGCTTTCTTAGAAGCAATCTTTTCAACAATACCTGCTACGTCTGGGTACTGTTTTGCCCAAGCATCAATGTCTTCATCAGACTTAGGAGGGACAACAGTACCTGTAGTTTTACGTTTCTCAAGAGCTTCAAGGCGGTCATTCCATTCCTTTTCTTTCTCTTGCATGTGTCTACGTAGATCACCATAACGTTTCTTAAAAGACTTTTCTTCAGCATTTAGTCCTGAGTCATCGTCTTCTTGTGCTTCCCCTTCCTGGGATGCTTGTTCTTCTTGTTGGGTATCACTTGTGGCTTGTACCTTGGTGTCCTCAGTATCCTCGCCACTGGGTTCACTTTCAACAATTTCTTCACCACGAGCTTCTGCCTCTAGTCTTGCAATCTCTTTTTCTTCTTCTTCTATACGTTTTTGTTTACGTGCATAGTTAGATCCACGTTGAACAAAACCTGCTGTCTTAGGGGTTTCCATTGTCATCATTTCAGGCATATCATTTTCCTTATGTTGGGGCCAGCACTATTGCTGGGTAGCCTTATCGTTACTAGTATAGGGAGCCTGTCCTATTTTTTCTTTTTAGATCTTTTTCTTGTCATTAGACCGCCTCTGTATACATCGGCAGTATACCCTAGTGGATCACTTGGATCTATTTCATCAGCAGTGGCACTAAATGTTGATGCATTTTCACCAGATCCATACGTTGTAGACATTGTTGCATTTCCCATAGGATCTCTGTCAATACTTACATCAGATACTCTAAAGGGATCGTCATCATCCCCTGCTCTTTGTGCTGATTCCAAAGCTTTTTTTGCTGCTGCTTTATCGGCTTTTGCTTGTGCTGCAGCTTTAGCTCTTTGTTCGGCTTTTCTTTGTTCTGCTCTTAATCCGAATTTTTTCTGTTCTTCTGTTTTCATTCCAAACAGATTTTTAGCTCTGTCTTTGTCTTTTTGTAAGTCTTCAGCAATCTTGTCACCGTCAATCCAAGCATTAGGAAGAGAGTTAAGAACTGGGTTGTTTGCTGTAAACTCTCTAGCTTTATCTCTTAGGTTATCTGCAAGAACTGTATTACCTTGTGCTTCTGCTACGATAGCCATAGCATTTACTCTAGCTACACTTGTAGCAAGTTCGATTGTGCTAAGAATACTGTTTGCTTTTCCTTGTAGCTTTTCGTCTGCCCAAGCTTCTGGATTAGTAATATCTTTTGCCCACTCATTAGGATCTACATTTGATGGAGTAGGTGGCTCACCACCATCTTCATTACCACTGGAAATAGGTTGTGATGCAGCTTTCTGTGCTTTCTTTAGGGCTGCACTGCCAAATAGATAGTAAGGAGGAACAGTGTACTGTTCGTCTGACTTATTCTTTAATTGTCCGTTAATGTACTCAAGAACTTTGTTTTCTCCTGTTTCAGCATTAACATAAGTCTTGAATGTTGTAATACTTTCTTGCTGTTGTCCACCACCTAGAGTACTGCCACCCACTACACCATAGTTCATAGGGTTAAAGTTCTGAGACATTCCCTGTGCTTGCTGTAGACCCTGAGGTTGTCCAGCCATATAAGGCCCAGTGTTAGCAGCAACTGGCATACGAGCAGGAGCACCAGCTTGTGGTTGACCACTCATGTTCTGCTGTACTTGATCAGGAGAGAGAGGTTCACCACCAATTCTACCATTAGCTTCCATGTTCTGCAAGCCAGATTTTGCTTTATTACGTAAACCTTCAAAGAAGTTTACCCCATAGAATCTTAGAACGTCAGCAGGAATAACGTATTCACCTTCAGACAACATAGCAGGAATATCATCCCTGACCTCTGAGGCCATAGAGCCAGGAGGTATTTCATTACCTGACACTGGGTCTCTCTTCATACCATCGTCTTTAATACCACCTTCTTGCATGAAAGCCATTTCCATTTGTTCTTGCATAACTGGACCACCTTGGTTAAAACCCTGAGTTTCTTTTTTAGTAGCTGTAATTATTTTACCTTTTCGGGTAACGTTACCTTTACCAAAGACTTCTTCAATCAAGGGGATATACTCTTGAGTCTTTTGGTTTCTTTGATATCCTTTTGTAGTAACTTTACCTTCACCTTTACCTGTCCCTTCATAGACAGAGAAGTGAGCTTTACCACCAGGTTTGACAGCATTCTCAGCTTGTTTAGCAATATCAATAATATTTTTATCTTCTTGAATAACGTTGAGTACGTTATGAGACATTGCCATGTCAGCTTTTCCATCTCTAACAGATTCAACAACATCTTTGTTGTGTTCAGGGGATCTGTTAAA